AACCGGCGCTACCTGAAGGCGCTGCAGATAGAGGATGTTGAAGAGATCCTGCAGGTCCAGGACCAGGGGCCCAACCCGGCCGAGCAGCTGACCCTCCAGGAGCTGCAGGCCAAGGTCGAGAAGACCATGGGTGAGGTTGAGAAGATCCGGGCAGAGACCGAGCTGGTCCTGGAGCAGATCCGGACAGAGCAGGTAACCCAGTCTGTTAAGCAGGCCGGGGTCGAGTTCGACCGGCAGAAGCTTGAGATCGAGCGGGCCCAGACCGTGGCCGATATCCGGAACAGTGAGAAGAGGTCCAAGCTGGATACAGCCCTGGCGGTAAACAACATCAGGCGCAGTGCCGCGGCGCCGGCAGCCGCTCCGAAGCAGGCAGCAGCCTCAAAGCCCAAGGCCGGCCCGACAAAGAAGCCGGGTGGGGAAGACTCTCAGTTCGAAGGTAAGAACGCCAAGACCTACACGCAGGGCGCTTACCGGGAGCAAGGGATGAAGTCCAATAACAAGGAGGGTGTGGGGGAAGTACAATGAGTGTGAAGATCAAGATACAGGACATTGAGTTGTCGCCGGAGGAGGCGCGGGAGGTTTACCTGGAGCTGAAGCAGCTCTTTGGTGAGCAGGAGGTGCGGCCGTACATCCCTCAAATACCGCAGCCAGGCCCGTATAAGCCCTACTGGTGGCAGCCAATCATTACGTGTTGATAAACCACAAACAGAGGAGGTTCCATGGACAGAGAGCAGTTCGAGGAATGGAAAAGTCACCCGGTAACGATTGAAGTCTTTGAGGAGGTTGAGAAGCACAGGAGCGCTTTGAAGGACGCTCTGGCCGATGGCGCTACGATCGGGAGCAAGACGCACACAGCCAGGGTGGTGGGAAACATCGAGGGTTTGAACCAGCTGCTTAATATCAGCTACGAGGGAGGAGATAAAGATGGAGAATAAATCAGGCATTCGGCCGACAGGTCATTACATCCTGGTGCTTCCGGATCCGGTTGAGGAGCGGACCAAGGGTGGTATCTTCCTGACTCCGAACACCGTCGAGGATGAGCGCCGGGAGACGACCCGGGGTGTCGTGGTGGAGGTGGGTCCGACCGGGTGGAGAGAGTTCGGTGACGGAGCCCCCTGGGCCAAGCCCGGGGACCATGTGTGTTATGGTCGCCATGCCGGCAGGTTTATGAAAGGCCTTGACGACGAGGACTATGTGCTGATGAACGTCGAGGATATCCTGGCGGTGTTGAATGACTGAAGGCGGCTTCGGTTTGGCTAAAGCGAAACGGGAAGGACTGTGTATCTCTTACATCGACGCTGTCGAATGGTGTGGACACACGGACCAGATGGAGGCCCAGTTCTCTAAGAGGTACGCCAAATGGTACTACTGGCCTGTGAGGAAGTTGATCAGGAAGGCGTTCGTAACTGCCTGGCACGCAGCTTTGAAAGAAGAGGCTCGGAGGGTTGGATGACTAAGACAGAGTCAAGCATACTTACCGCACTGATACGAGGCTTCGCACTGATCGTAACACTACTCAAAAGAATTAAGGACGGTGAAGATATTTAAATTGACATCTTGAATTATACGGTATAACGTGAGTATCACATAGTAATGCCACAGCCCGGAGCCCCCATCTGTGCGCTTCGGGCAGAGTCAAGCGCGCAAAAGCCCCCTTGAGAAATCGAGGGGGCTTTTTCTATTTAGACAGGGCGGAGAGCCCGAGGAGGAAAAAGATGAGCATAGAGTTTGAGATTGAGGGAGCGGATCCGGGAGTAAAAGAGCGACCAGGTAAGACCGATTCGTTGGAGTTGGAAGACACCGACTCCTCGGATGAGCAGGCCAAGCCAGACGCAGATGATGTTGATCCTGTTGAAGCGCTGGCGGTCGAGCTGGGGTGGAATCCAGACTTTGATGGGGATGGTAAGGTCGACGCAAAGACCTACATCCTGAAGAGCCGGGAGATCCAGGATACGATGCGGGAGCACATCAAAGAGCAGAAGAGGCAGCAGCAGGAGCTCTCTGAGAGCGTCGCAGCGTTGAAGGCCCACAACGAGAAGGTGTACAAGGCAGAGGTGTCGAGGCTTAAAACAGAGCTTGAAGAGCTTAAAAAGGAGCGGAGAGAAGCCATTGAAGAGGGCGATGTAACAAAGGTGGAAGAGCTGGATGAGCGTATTGGCGGGGTGGAGAAGTCAATGACTCAGCCCGAAACAAAAGATAAGCCCCGCAGTACCGCTGAGTTCGATGCTTGGATAGTGGATAACAAATGGTATGAGGAAGATCCTGAAATGGCCGCATATGCGGACACTATCGCGAGCGAGAACAGAGGCGCCCCTTTCGCCCGGGTGGCAGCACTGGTTGACCGGAAGGTCAAAGAGATGTTCCCAGATAAGTTTGTCGATTCGACACCGGCAACACCGGCGAAGAAGAGAAGCCCGTCTCCTGTAGAGGAGAGCAGAGCAAGGCCGGGAGCGGCCAAGTTTACCAAAGCAGACCTGACAGAAGGCCAAAGAGCCATCATGTCACAGTTCGTTCGGCAGGGAATTATGACTGAGAAGCAGTACATCGAAGACATTGCAAAGACACAGGGGGCAGCATGACAGAGAAGAACATACCGAAAAGACCGAAACGGGTCCCGCTGGGGACAAGGAACATCTTGACAGCACCAAAGCGGCCCGGCTACGTCCGGCGATTCGTGAATGATGAAGGAGACCGGATCGCTCAGTTCGAAGCGGCCGGGTACGAGATCGTTCGGGACAAGGTGGAGGTAGGAGACCCCAAAGCGGGGAAAGCTTCCCAGCTCGGGAGTGTCGTGCGACCCTCGGTAGGGTCCGGCACCTCAGCTGTTCTGATGGAGATCAAAGAAGAGTACTACGAGGAAGATCAGAAGGCCAAACAGGACAGGATCGATGCTGGTGAGAAGGACATGCGAGTCAATCTAAAACCAGGCAGTGACGATGGCAGATACGGAAAGGTTGATATCCACTGACCTCGCTGCTTAAAAATATGAGGTAAAAATAATGGCAAACGTAGATCGTCCCGCAGGACTCAAGCCTGTAGGGCATTTGAACGGCAACCCTTGGAACGGGAAGGCGAATATGTATTATATCCCTTCCACGGACGACACAGACACCTTTATCGGTGATGCCGTCCAGTCCGCAGGGTCTGCTGACACGACTGGTAAATACCCGACAGTGGCCCAGGCGGCTGCAGGCGGGAATGTCAGAGGTGTGGTGATTGGATTCTCCGATCAACCTTACATTTCTGTAGACACATCAAACCTGTACAGAAAGTACCGTCCTGGCGGCACGGCTATGTATGCTCTGGTCGTGGATGATCCGGATGTGATCTTCGAGATCCAGGAAGACAACGCAAGCGATGATATCTACGCAGATATGATCGGGCTGAACACGGACCTGGTCGTAGGCTCTGGAGATACAGCAAGTGGTGCTTCCGGCATGGAGCTCGACTCTGATGGAACGACATCTGGCGCGGCGCAGTGCAGAATTCTCAGGGTATCCAACCGTGAGGACAATGCACTTGGGACACATTGCAAGTTTGATGTCCTGCTCATTGAACATGAACTTCGCTCTACTACCGGCGACTAATATAAGGAGGTAAAGCCATGGGTGTTATTACCACTGGTAATTTTGCCAAAGATTTGGTCCCCGGCGTCAAGACCTGGTTCCAAACGAAATACAAAGAGTATCCGATCGAGTATTTGGATATTTTCGACAAGATGACTTCGACCCGGGCTTTCGAGGAAGAGGTGGGTGTCACCGGTTTCGGCTTGGCACAGATTAAAACCGAAGGCGCCGGTATCGCTTACGACGACCAGAGCCAGGGATACATCAGCCGGTATACGCACGTTACCTACGGGCTGGGATTCATCATCACCCGTGAGATGCACGACGATGGTATTTCCGTCACTGTTGCGCTGCGGCGCGCTGGCGCGCTGGCCTTCTCTATCCGGCAGACCAAAGAAACGGTCGGGGCCAACGTCCTGAACCGAGCGTTCAACTCTGATTATACTATGGGAGCCAACTCCGATGGTAAAGAGCTGCTGGCCACGGACCATCCGAACAAGACCGGAGGAACCTGGAGCAACGAGCTGGCCACGGCTGCGGACTTGTCAGAGGCAGCCCTGGAGCAGGCTTGCATTGATATCGGCGCTTTCAAGACCGATCGGGGCCTGACCATCGCCATCCGGCCGATGAAGCTGATCATCCCGACTGCACTGGAGTTCGAGGCGCATCGGATCCTGAAGTCTATCGGCCGTGTAGATACGGCGAACAACGACATCAACGCCCTCCGGGCCAGCGGGAAAATTCCGCAGGGTGTCGCTGTCAACCATTACCTGACTGATGCAGACGCCTGGTTCCTGAAAACCGACTGCCCTGATGGGCTGAAGTACATGGAGCGCAAGGCTGACTCGTTCGGGTCCGAGAATGACTTCGATACGGAGAATGCCCGGTTCAAAGCCACCTTCCGTGGGAGCTTTGGCTGGTCAGATCCTCGCGGTCTGTTTGGATCGCCCGGCGCCTGATCTTTGATCTGGTAGAATATGTGAGTGGTGGGGACTGTCCCCACCACTTTTAAACCAAACGCCGGCAGCCGGGTGATGAGTCCTTCTGCTGGCGGTAAAGGGTAAGCCGGGATGCAAGTTCCCGGGGCAGCTGGTTGAGACGATACCAGGTGTTCCAAGAGGAGAAAAAGATTATGGGTCTGACAAACTTTCCGAATGGCATCACCAGCATGGGTGCACCTGTTCTTGGTAATGGCATTCCGGCCACTGAAGGAAGTGTCTATTTCGTTGATTACGGTAACGGATCTGATGGTGTCAGTGCAAAAGCCAACGCCATCTCGCACGCCTGGAAAACTCTGGATAAGGCGCTGGATGCAGTAACTACCAACAAGAATGATGTCATCTGCCTGGTTGGTAACAGCACACACACCTTGACCGAAATGCTGAACGTGAGCAAGAACCGGGTTCATTTTGTGGGGCTGGATGCGAATGCCAGAATGTATGGACAGAATGCAAAGGTCTCTCTGGGCGTAACTACAGCAGCTACCGACATTGCTGCAATGCAAAACACCGGTGTCAGGAACTCTTTCAGAAACATTAAGTTTATGAATTCCAACACCAAGGATGAGTCACTGTACTGTGTTGCTGAGGGCGGAGAATATGCAGTATATCAGAACTGCGAGCTGTATAAATCATCCGATCTTGATGTGGCCCTGGCAGCAGAACTTTTATGTAATGGTGACAGCGCTCAATTTAGTTTTTGCACCATTGGTGATCTTGTAAACCAGAAGGGCGGCTCTTCTGCAGAACGTCCTTGTGTCCTTTTGACGAGAGAAACACTTACAGGAAAAGTGTCTCGGGATGTCGAGTTCAATGATTGTGTTTTTCTGACAAAAGCTGCGACAACTGCGACCTCTTGTGTCCACAGTACGCTGGCCAATGATGTTGAGCGCAGAATGATTTTCCGGCGTCCGATTTTTTGGAATGCCAAACTCGGTACTGCAGATCCTGCTGTCGCAATTTCACTGGATAACGCACAAACACAGGGGGATATTCTTTTAATTGACCCCGCCACCATTGGCATTACAGCACTCGCTACTGCAAGTAAGGGTGTTTATGTTGTTGGTGGTTCTGTTCCGGCTGATCCTACAACTGGTATTGCTGTAGCAGTAGATGGTTCTTAATTAATATTTTTC